GTTTAATGTGGATTTCATTTATGAAAGCACCTTTATAATTGGTTGACGATATGGTCACAAACTCGCCTGCAGTGCTGTCAAGTTCGTAAAATATCCCCTTGCCATCAGGATCACTTGCACCTTTTGCCGGCATATCCCAGGTATCCATCCATGCATGTGTCGAATATTTGACAGAAAAGCTATCGCTCTTGACATTGTGCGGTATTGCAAGAGGGATTTTGAATGAACCACTCCACCCGGTAGGAATATAGGTTCTTATATACAAATCGTACTGTGGCTCCATCATGATGCCGAGACCACCATCTGTACCATCACTTTCGTTTCTGCTCCTGTATAGCAGCATTTTACTTCCAGCGATGTCGCAGTTAATGGTTACAACGTCTCCAGCCTTAAACTGTGATGTGAACCCCATATCCTCATCGAATTTGAGCATTGATGAAAAGTAGTTGTTCTTCTCATCATCTGCAATAGTTACCGCTATTTCACTTCTTGATACGATGCCTTCAATGCTGCCTATTTCGCCGCTTGTAACCTTGTACCATTTCTTTTCCGGGTAAAAGCACAGCTTGTCATTAATTGCCACCATCTGTGTTTTTTCGGAAAGTTCAAGTCCTTTTATCAGTACACCATCCCTATACAGCCTGTATGTGCCGCCAGAATCTGCTGCAATTACATAAAGTATATCGAGCATATTGCCATCTGCATCTATATGAGACTTGGACAGCATCTGCACAACATTGTTAAACGCATTTTCACCATAGGTTATAGGTTTCTTTGCGACTGACAGCATTGGATATTCGTCTGCCGTAAGCCCGGACATATCACGCATTTCGCCATCGTTTCTGATGCTCCTTGCGTTGTATCCCTTGAATTCCGTTATTCTTTCAGATGTTCTGTTAAATGTATATACAGGTTCTTGTAATGCCATTTAACCACCTCCTAAAACACATTTTTATACTTGCCCGGAAGTTCGCTGACAACAAGTTTTTCCCTGATTGCTGCCATCTTGTATGTATCAAACAATGCACTATACTGCGACTGATGATTTGCGTAGTTTTCAAATTCCTGATTTGCATAATCTCTTCTTGCCATCAAATAGAAAAAATACATCTTATCGTATGGTGTCCGTGCGATAGGTTTCGTTGTTGCTCCGTCTGCTATATCAGCTTCCGTATAGTTTATTCTCTCGTCAAGAGGAAGTCCTAAGTATTCCTGCACTTCATCTTCACATTCATTGAACCATTTGATGATATGTGCATCGCTCACCTTGCTCTGACTTTCCTCCTTGAACATTGTGATAATATCTTTTATCGTCATTTCTCACCTCTAATTAAAAAGGGGAAGGACTTGCCTTCCCCCATAACCGCTAAAGCATTTCTTTTGATTTGCTCTCAAATTCGTCCTGAAGCCCATTAACATAATCAGCGGTATCAGCTTCCTGTTTCCAAGAATTCCAGATAACCTCTGCGACGAACCTCGGAACTTCTACACTTTTGCCCCTCTGAATCTGGTATGCCTTGCCGTTGACCATTACCACCACATCATCCATATGATCTCTGTCTTTCGGAATTGTGATTGGTACAAGTTCATTGGCAATCTCTGCCTCTTCTTTTGTCGGGCCTCTTCTTTTAACTCTTGGTCTGTCTGATGCTTCAAGTGCTTCAAGTTTTTCTCTGAGAATAGCAATTTCTTCTGCCTGAGTCAGCTTTTTTTCTGCCATATTAACTCCTCCTATTATCCGTTAACTTAACGATGGTTTTGATGTTGCAGGCTTTACCTGCTTTGCTTCAGCAATTATTGCTGTTTCCCAATCTGCTGTAGGGTCAGGAGTGCAAGATTCGATTCTTACCATGTAAGGGTCTACAAGAATTTCTGCTGTCTTTGTAGCCTTCCAGCCTACTGTTGCTCTCTGATTGAGTGGGTCTGTTGAACCGCCAGAGCCAAGCTGCTTTGTGATGTGTTCCAGTCCGCCACCTGTGATTTCGGTTACACCATATGCGTTCTTACCGATGATAAGAGTTGACTGTACATCAGCAGATGATGCTCCTGCACCCTTGAATACCTTTGCTTCTGTAGTTTCAACGAATCTAACTCCGTAAACCTTACCGATTTCTCCGTTAAACAGCTGTGTTGAACCTGCGTACTTTGACGCATCTACCCATTTAGGGTCACTCTGAATGTCATAAGTAGTATCAGGCGAGACGATTCCAACGAAGCATCCGCCATCAAATGGCTTTGCGTTCATTGACTTCAGAATCTTAACAGCCTTTCTAATATCGTCTACTGTGAGTTCACAATCAGTAGTTGTAAGCTGTGCCCTTGCGGTCTTGCCACCTGCATACAGTACATTTGTACCTGCGTTGATTACTTCTCTTGTTACTGCATCAAGAGTTCTTCCTGCCTGTGAACCGAGAAGTTCTGTAGCCTGTACCATGTTGTTGTCGATAGCTGTCAGAATCAGCATATCTGACATCTGAATGTAGTCTCCGTACTGTTTGACAGTTGAAGTTACCTTGCTGACATGAAGTCCGTTTCCTGCAGGTGTAACACCTTCTGTCAGTGGTGTCATAGCCTTTGCAAGTGGGCTGTACTTTCTGAACTCGATAGTCTTACCGCCATTCTTCGGAATTGGCACTTTCTGTCCGAACTGATCATGGTACAGTTCCGGCTCTGCGTAGGTGATAAGTGCCTTTTCATAGAATGTTTTCATTTCTACGGACATTGAGTCCTGAGTTGTAACCTGTGTATCAAACATATGTAAGTGTAATTTGAACATTTCTTTATCCTTTCTAAACCTCAGATGTTAGAAAGTAATTCTTTCTCCGGCCTGGGCACGTCTGATTACTTCCATCACATCGTCCTTGCTGAATTTAGACGGATCGCTCTTACGCACAACCGCAGGGCTTTTACTTAATCCGTTTTCAGCTGGCCTTGCGGCTCTCTGCTGAAAGTTCTGAATTGTCTGCTCCTGCGATATCTGTGCAGATTGTTCACTGGTCTTACTTAATATGTCAGCCTTGTGCGTGAGGAAAAACGCATCTTCAACAGATAAGCCACTATCAAGATAATCTCCGAAACCTTCCGTATGCTCAATTTCCATACCTAGGTCGAAGTTTGGGAATATATTCTTCAACTCTGCAGCTTCTCGTTCCCACCTCTCGAATGTTTCTCTCTGCTCTCTCTCGCTTGCGATTGCTGCTTCGATGTCTCTTCCTCTTGCGGCCTCCATCTCAAGTTTCAGCTGCTGTCTGTACTTTTCTACTGTAAGCCCTTCCTCGTCAGCTTTACTTGCCAATAATCCGTCATCATTCTGAATTGCCTTTGTTAATCCTTCGATGTCATCTGCATTTAGCCTGTACATCTGCATAAGCGGTGCGACAGCTTCTTTATACTGATTGACTTGGCCTTCGTAATCAGCAGTATTCTTGAATCGATTCTGTATTATTTCTTTTACTTTCGCCCCGAATACATCCTTGTACTTGTCTGCAATCAGACTATCGAATTCTTCTGCCAGATTTGGTGCTTCAGCACTCGTTTCTACTCCGTTCTGACCTTCAGAGCCATGACTGGCGATGTCATTGTTATCATCAGATGTCTCCTCTTTGCCGTACACCACCTGTGTACCTGCGTCTAATCCACCTTCCGATGTTCCACCAATTTCTGCACCATCATCAAACAGGTGCAAGTGTAATTTATGCTTCATCACAATTTTCCTTTCTGTAGTTGATAAGAGGATACGAGCCTCTCGTGACTTGTTTTATCGACAAAATCATAAAAAAAGATGGGGAGTAAATTCTCCCCACCTTGTAATCAATAAACCTTTATGTGTCCGTCATATTCTTCAGACAGCCATATAAACTGCCTTTCTGCCGCCCGGAACACCTCTATCACCATATCATCAGGCTCTTCTATTTCAATTCTGACGTGTCCTTCATCCAGTATCACAGGCTCAATATCATACTTGTCCTTGACGTAGTTAATGAGCATCACGCACAGTGTACTCACAGCCACGCAGCAATCATTCCATCCAAGTGAACTGCGATATTCGGAATGTCCGTAGCAATCAAAATAAAGTCCATCCCCTTCATGCTTTGGGAAA